GCCTCCTTGCCGACAATGGTGAGGTTATTCGGCGTCGTAGCCGACGGAGCAATCCCAGCGCCGATTATGGTGTTGCCTAACCCGGTCGTGATGGCAACCCCGGCTTGGAAGCCAAAGAATGAATTTGCTTTAGCGTTGTTTGCATCACCCGTTCCGGTCAGGGCCGTCCCGGCTTTGTAGCCAACGGCGGTGCACTCTTTATTGCTATTTGTAGTTTTGAGAGCGTTGAAACCAAGGGCTGTATTTTTCCTCTCCGACCCATCGTCGTTGGCAAGTGCGTCAGTACCAAGACCGACGGTTGCGCCAGATGAGTTTGTAACACCATCAGACAGCCCGTTGATATCACTAGCACCGCCACCACCGGCAGCTTGGAACGTCGGAGCAGAACCAGACCCGTTTGATGTAAGTACGTGCCCGTCAGTTCCGACGGCAGTAGCGCCAATTGCACTTGTGCCATTTCCAAACAAAATTCCGTTGGCGGCAAACGTCCCGGCACCAGTGCCGCCTTGAGCAACGGTCAGGTCTGTTGTCAGTCCCGTGATCGAGGTAATGTCGGAGTTTGCCCCACGTGCCGCTGCACCAAGAGAGGTGAGCGCCGCGCCTGCGCTAGTAGCATTTGTGCCTCCATTGGCGATAGGTAATGTGCCGCTCACATCTGTTGTGAGTACAATTGCACCTCGCGTAATTTCCTGCCCACTCAACGTTAAATAATCCAGCGATCCGGCAAGGGTAACGTTTGTGGAGTTATCCGTACCCGCAGCATCAACGCCGATGCTGGTACGCAAAGTTGCACCACTTTCCGCAACAGGGTCGGTGGTACCGTCACCAACGATCATCTCACCGTTTGCCAGAACCGACATTGCCGTAATGGCACCAGTGCCACTGCCCAGAAGAATGCCGCCGTCAGTTAAAGATGTCGCGCCGCTACCGCCGTTCGCCACGGGCAATGTGCCGGAAACATCCGTCGTCAAAACAATCGCGCCGCGTGTGATTTCTTGGCCGCTGATCGTCAAATAATCGAGCGATCCAGCGAGAGTTACGTTTGTGGAGTTATCCGTGCCAGCGGCGTCAACGCCAATCGACGTGCGCAGCGTCGCACCACTTTCCGCAACAGGGTCACCTGAACCATCGCCAACAATCATTTGACCGTCGGAAAGCACTGACATAGCTGTGATAGCGCCAGTTCCTGAGCCAAGCAAAATTCCGCCATCCGTTAATGACGTTGCGCCACTGCCACCGTTTGCGACCGGCAGTGTGCCTGAAACGTCTGTCGTCAGGACGATTGCACCGCGCGTAATTTCCTGACCGCTGAGTGTTAGATAATCAAGCGACCCAGCAAGGGTGACCGGGGCTGCATTGGCGTCAAGACTTTGTTTGACGCGCAAAGAGGACATGCCCTTGACGTTATCGCTGCCCGCCTCTGCTTCAGCCTGAGAGGCAATTGCAGAAAACACGCCATTGGCTCCTGGTGTGCCCTGCGATCCCTGTGCCCCTGTATCGCCACGCGGAATTGTAAAATTAAACGTGGCCGCAGATGACGATCCGGCGTTTGCGACTGACGCGCTGGTCCCTGCATTCCCGGTCGTCGTCGATCCTACTGCAATCGTGGCAGCAGCCCCAGCGGTGCCTTGGTCTCCCTTTGGAATTGTAAAGTTAAGCGTGGCGGCAGATGACGAACCGGCGTTTGCAACTGCCGCATTAGTTCCTGCGTTTCCGGTGGTCGTTGATCCAACCGCGACAGTCGCCGCTGACCCTGTTGCACCCGTGTTACCTTTCGGAATTGTAAAATTAAACGTGGCCGCAGATGACGAACCACCGTTGACAACGGTTGCGCTACTTCCTGCCGCGCCCGTTGTTGTTGTTCCAACTGCAATGGTTGCAGCAGCACCTGCCGTTCCTGTTGATCCAGTTGCCCCCGTGTCACCTTTGGGAATTGTAAAATTAAATGTAGCAGCGCTTGACGACCCGCTGTTTGCAACACTTGCAGAGCTACCAGCAGCGCCGGTTGTGGTTGACCCCACTGCAATTGTAGCGGCAGCTCCTGCCGTTCCTGTTGATCCAGTTGCCCCCGTGTTGCCTCGCGGAATCGTAAAGGACATAACGCCACCGGAGGTAATCGAAACAGCAGCGTTTGATCCCGCAGCGCCTGTAGTCACCGTCCCGATTGCCGGAGAAACCCCAAAGAAACTTGCACCAGTGTCTGTTATTTCAATATTATTTGTTCCACTAGGTGGAGCAGTGTTAAATGTTAAAGTAGTTCCGGATATTGAATATGTATCTTTTTGCTGGTATACGCCAGAAATAAATACTTGAGTAACGTTTTCACTGGTAGGAGCGGTCGATAAAGTAAAAGCTGTTTGGCTTCCTGTGCCGCTAAATCTATTAAGCGATACTACGCTAGCCGTAACTCCTTCTGCCCACTCAAGACCGCTTCCGCCACTTTGTACAGTAAGAACTTGACCAGCCGAACCAATAGCTGAAAGACCTGTTCCCCCCTTACCAGTAGGAAGAGTACCTGTTACTTGGTTAGTTAAATTTATAGTGCCAGACAGTTCTGAAGTAGCTACCAAACCCCATTCAGGATCAGTACCATCAGATTTAAGAACTTTATTAGCTGACCCAATAGGTATTCTGTTTATTGTTGAAGCACCCCTGCTTAATAGATCACCTCTGGTAGTAGTAGGGTCGTTAATCCCGCCTAAAGCAGAAAGAGCAGCTGCCGCAGCAGTTTGTCCTGTACCCCCCTTATTAATGGGAATAGTACCCGTGCTAACTGTTACAGAACCCGTAGACTGATTAACAGCTAGAGGGCTTGTAGCGGCTATAGTAGAAACACCAGCAAGAGCGGAAGTTAGTGTAGATTTTCTAACTTTTTTAGTAGCATTATTGCTAATATCTACAATCGGCAGAAGATCATCATCAGCAAGGTCTGCTTCTGCTAATTCCGTAAGCTCTGAAATCTTTTTGTTCGTTGTCATCTAACTCTCCACTCAATCTATTAACTAGCCCTCTAAGAACGTAACGTTTACCGTAGCCGTTCCAATGGTAGCTACTTTTTCACCGTCAGTTGCAGTAGGAGAGCTATCACCCCTGATGACAAAGCATTCTGAATCTGCTGGTGCTATCAAGGTACCCGCTGCCGTGGCTGTAGGGTTACCGTTGATCACAATGTTTACATTAGCACTTGTAGCGATCCTGACAATGGTGCAACCAAACGGAGCACGTCCGCTCTGTGCGCTTGTGCCACTGCTGCTTACGTTTGCACTGCTAATAATTCTAGAAGCAATATAATTTTGGTATGCCATAATTTAAGCCTTTATATTTCTATCAGAGTTCATTTCAAATCCAAGCTCAATACCTTTAAGCTTAAGCTCTTCGCGTTTCATAGCCATATCGTGTTCAACTTCAACGCGTTCAAGTTCTAGTTTAGCAGCTTTAATTTCCAGCTCTTTGGCTTTTACTTCAGCCTCTAACTGGCTAGCCTGTGCCTGTGTTAGCATAGCCTGCGCTTGAGCCTGTGCTAGCTGTTCTTGTGGGCTAAGCTGCGGCGGCTGTGGTGGAGGAGGTTGAGATACAAATTTATCTACGTTTTTAATTCCCATCTCATCGGCAATTTCACGAACTAAGTTATAAACATTTTCGTCACTAACAATGCCCTCAGTCTGAGTTCCTACTTTTTCAATTAAGCTAGCAAAGTTGCTAATATTTTGAAGCTTAATATCTTGATCTCCATAGCCTATACCAACCTCAACACTAACGTCCATGTCTTCTCGCCAGCTAGATGGATCAATCTCTGTATAGGTATTGTTAAGACGTACCATCTTCTTTCGGTTTTCGTAACGTTGAATTAAATTATAAATCTGCTTAAACATATTGCGAACACCAGTGTCAGCAAAAACCCTGGCAATAAGTTCTAACCGACCTTGGGCATTTGTCATAGCTGCTGTAACAGCACCTGTGGTTACATGCGTCTTCAGAACGTCTGCCGACATGCCTTGCGTTTGCGGGTTAACCCCTGTACGTCCTGTCTTAATGTCGTCCCAATATTGAAGCATCTGAAACGCAGCTGGCTGCAAGGCGGGTGTCTGGATAGGCTGGAGAGCGTTCAGGCTACGCGTGCGAACAATACCACCGGGACGGCTGGTCAGCAGATCGTCTACATTGACTTGTCCCTCAACGATCTGGAACCTACCGTTGTTCGCCAAGTACATGTTGTCTAGCAGGTTGCGCGTTAGTGTAGACCTGATTAGCTGAATGTCTTGGACCGTCTCTGCTACACTAAGCCCGTAGAACTTATGCGGGATCGGAATAGGACAGACAGAGCTGAACGGGATATAATCAATAGGCTCACAATCTAGTACTTCTGAACCACTGCTCAAAATCCTATGCATTACACTTACACCAGACCCATCCATGTCTAGTTTCATGTAAGACTCGTTGATCATTACCAAGACTTCAGAGTCTTCAGCCGATTGGTTTGGGAAGACACTTGTAGCGTCGTAGGAGTGCCGTGCCATGTACTCTTGGCTAGTAGTCACATCGTCCGCACCGCTAGTATAACCGGGAAGACTGTCTACCAAGTCTGCATCGTATCCCATTTTGATAAGATCAGACCGAGACTTGTGCGAGCGGTGGCAAATAAAACGCGCATCGTCAAGAGTTTTAGCACCACGGTTAATTAGAAACTCTTCGGGCGGTACGTTTTCTATAGTTACCTTACCATCCATCGTGGTTCTGGCAAAGGTAGCGTCGTGAAAAATTTCTTCAACTTCCGTAAGCTCACCAGACATGGGAGCAGGAATTTCTGTAATCTCTACAGTTTCTGTATGCTCGATAATCTCTAGTTCTTCGTCCTGTTCAAGAAGATTAAACTCCTGATCAGTTAGGTTTTCATAGGACTCAGTTGTAGTTTTTTCAATATCTTCCCAGTAGTGTTTGACCACACCAACCTTCTGCATCAAAGCATCAAGGAACATATTGTACAAAATCATAAAACCATCGTTCTGTTTGTAGAACACATGATTTACATACTTAGTGGCTTGATCAGCAGTTTCCTCGTCTTCCGGTCCTTCAGGAACATACTTGACTACTTTTTCCCCAGCGGTGAAGATACGCATTAAACTAGGCATCATCCACATCAGGGTGTCTTGAACATCGGTGACAACTACTTGGCTACGACCGTCTTCCTCATTGCCAAAGGGTTCGCCATAGAAATACTCCATAGCAGTTGCTTGCTGGGCGCTAACCTCAGAGTCTAGGTAGTCAGAACTACCATTGATCTCACTGTCTACAAGAGAGATTATTTCCTGATCGTCTAGTTCTCTAGCCACAATACTAAGCCTTTTTCTTTTTCTTAGGAAATCCAGCTTTCATGTTAGCATAGGCTTTGGGAGTAATCGTGCTTTTCTTTTTGGACCGAGAAGTCCCTTCTTTTTTACGTTTGTTCATGTTGGCGTATAAGCTCATCAGACAATCCCTACGTTTGAATATTTTATTTCGGTATCGTAACTATATTTACGGTACATGGATTTGTTTTTAAGCTGCTCTCCAAAACGTCCTACACTGAGCGCTGCATAGCGCATCGAGCTTAGGAGGTCGTCTTTGATAGCAACCACTTTTCCATTTTTCCTGTGATAGAGCCTAAGCTCTTCAAGAGTTTCTTGACAGGACTCAAAGATTTGCAAACGACCAGTTTCAAAACGTTGAAGAAGCTCGCTGATCCCCGCTTCAATAGAGTTGTTACCTTTACCACTTCCACTGTCTCCTTCTGCTGGCGGGTTGCTAAAATGGTTAACCAGCATACAGACGCCTAAGTCCCTGTACTGCTGTGCTAACTGTATCCCAGACCCCTTATCGTGCTGTAGACCGTCGTGTGGGAAGGCTACGGGGATACCAGGAGTCCTGGCGTTTACCACAGCGGCGTGTGTCAATGGTGTTTCCTTTGACCGCCTGTATTCATCATAGACATAAATTATGTCGTCATCTGCATCGTAGGCTACCCAAGTTACAGCCGTTGGATGATCGAAACCAAAGTCAATTGCTGCCAACCTAGGAAAATGTTCTGGAAGGTCAAAATCTTCACAGACTACTTCTTCTTCACTGACCGGATAGACAAGCCCTGAGCCAAACACAGGGATACCTTTGGAACGCATATCGCGTTCTGCTGGGCTATAGACTGCTAGCAACTGTTCCTTGGTCTTCTCATCAAGGTGATCTACATCGTCCCACGTGGCCGTGATTATACTTTGCCCCGGTTTCAGGTCATTCAGGAACGCACTGACCACGTTGGTCATCCCACGCTCCGGGGTAAACGTCATGTAGACTATACCATTTGTGTCAGCCGTTCTGGTGATGCACTGACTGAAGATTTCCTGCTTAGGTTCCTCATCTAGCCAGACAACATCTATGGCCTCTCCCATGAACTTCTCAAAGCCCTGCTCATACGCCTTGAAGCTTATCTGGGAATTACCACCTGATTTATGCGATACCAATACACTGCTGAATGCGTTAGGAACACCGGGTTTGCGCGTGGTTTCTACAATGTTGGCCAAGGGTACAGCCCCCGTGCCTTTGAGATTAGGGTCTTGGGGATTACCAAAGAGTTCCTTCTGGATGATGTCTCTGGTGGTATCGTTGGACTCACCAGCTGCCCAGACACGCACTGGTTTGTCAAACCTGCGTCCCTGCCACCAATCGGGATAATCACCCGTAAGATGGTATGCCGTTTCTACAGCACCACAGTAAGTTTTACCTACCCGGTTAGCTGCCATCAGGATGCGCTGTGCGCCAGTATCGCCTTCAGAATGAAACTTAGTCTGGTAATCGTAGGGTTTGTACTGCTTGATCCTGGTTGTCAGCTGTCTATGCTCTTTTTCGCGCAGAAGCTCTAGGACAGCAGCTTTACTCACTAGGCAATTTTCACTACATTGCTGAGACGCTCGATCTGTGCGTCTAGCTCGTCATCGGACAACTCATTGACTTCTTTAACCGTGGTTTCCTGCTTGTGAACTGCATCGTAACCGGCCCTAGACAAGATGTCCCTTGCAGCGTTGAGCCTAACGTTCTCTGAGTCAGCGTCGGTCATCAGCTTCTCTAGGACAGCTACGGCCAAGGTAGCAGTCTCACTGACTTTCTCCTTGATCCGCTTTTCAATATGAAGCCAAAGGTGACGCTGGAGCCGCTTGGAGCGGTTCTTTGCTAAGCTTTTCCCCTGGTTACAAGTATAACCAGAAGCCTTGAAAGCTTCTAGAGGCTCAAGGTGGTTGTCTACTAGTTCTACAACAAAGCTAGCCTCTTTTTCAGTTAGCGCTTTGTCTATAGGTTTAGGCTCTTCATAGCTAGCAAACTTGGTAGACAATGTAAACCTCCTAGGTTGTACTGCTATTATATCAAATTTTACTTGGTGTGTCAATGGTGAACATTGGAGATATTTGAATATCCCCCCCTGAATGAACGTATTGAACATAATATAATAAAACATACGGCGGGGGGGTCACCATTGTTCTCGCTTTGTTCCTGTTCACGGTTTGTTCCAAGGTTGAAGAACAAAACGTGAACAAAGGTGGAACAATGGTGTTCACGGTTTGTTCTCCGATCGCGTGTAGACACACGAGACAATGCGTGTACCTACACTGGCACAATGCGTGTACATGCATGCAATATTGTGCGTACCTACACATTGTTTCAAGGTTGTCGCACATTGGAATAATCCCAGGGTGTGCGTGTGGGTGCGAGTTGAACATAGTCTCAATTGATATCATTATAGAATTCACGTGATATGTGTGGTAAATATTTCACACTGTGTCTGTAACGTACACAGAGCGCCACAGGTGCGGATAAGGTTGTTTAGGCTGTATGGGTAGCCTAGACATGCTCGATGGCACCTTGGCGACGCTCCTAGGCTATGCAGCAGGTGCATGGCTGGTATGTTAACTTAGCAGGTGTCATGGTGTCCTATATGTGACCATATGATTAAGACAGCAAAAAATAGGTAAAATTATGAAAAAGACATATGACGCATATTGGGATGGACAATACACAACAGCAGAGCGGCGCGGCAATCGCTGGCACGTAGGCGGCGACGTCGCGCCAGGCGATGAGAATGTGCTAATACTATTAACGAAAGACGATAGACCAGCATGGTTCGTATTACGCGGTAATCGTTTAGTTTTTGATGATTACAATTGAAGGGAATGAGACATGAAAACGAACGCGTCAATCCGTCGCTACATTGCGTACCAAAAGCAAGCGCATCCCGGTGCGCCACCCAAAGCTTGGGACCGCTACGAGATATACGTTTGCTGCGTCGCCAACACTGAAACACCCAAGACATTTAAAGAATGGATTACATCATGACAACCAAACCACGCGGATTTATCATATACGAAGGCCCATCGCTGATAGATGGCGCGCCTATATTTGTCGTCGCATTGACGCAGTCCGGCAACGTCAAAACCGGAAACATGATACAGACATATATCATGCTACAGGATATTGAGCCATTGGCGGCAAACAAATCCGGCGCTGATTACAGCATCTGCGGCAATTGTCGCCATCGTGGCACGCCACACAATGACCCGGATCGTAAGACGGCTCTGGATCGGACTTGTTACGTTACGCTGTTCCACGGTCCCCTGAACGTGTACAAACAGTACAAGGCCGGAAAGTATCCAACGTCGGACAACATTGCACAAATCGGAAGCGGTAGGAAAGTCCGACTTGGTACCTATGGCGATCCGGCAGCGGTACCGTCCAGTATTTGGGACGCGCTATTGTCCGATTGTGTTGATCATACAGCGTACAGTCATCAATCGGATATCATCACGGCGGATTATCGGTCCGATTTGTTCATGCAATCTGCGGACACTTTAGGGCAGGCTTTAAAAGCATGGCAACGAGACGAACGGACATTCCGCGTTGTGTCCAGCGTTAACGATGTTACTCCGTTCGAAATACTTTGCCCCGCTAGCGCAGAAGCGGGCCATCGCGTACAATGTCACGATTGCGGGCTTTGCGCCGGATCGTCCATTAAAGCAAAGTCTATTGCCATTGTGGCGCACGGCATAGGTGCAAAACACTTCTAGGGTTGCAACCTTGCACAAGGCGGCGCATAGTCGCCTTGTTCGATGTTTTAACCTAGCAGAGAGACAAAAGATGAACTGCAACCGTTGCCACAATGGACCAATTGAGTTTATTTACCGCATCAATTGGACAGATCACCACTATTGTTCACAGTGTA